AATAACTTGGGATGAAGATAATCAAAAATGGCTAGGAGCAACCCATACTGGTGATAATCTCGAAACTATAACCAATTACGAATGGGATGCTACTAATCTGCAATGGAATGAGGTCTAACCATGGCTAGTCCTAATGGTGGAATAATAGGTGTCGATAACGAACCTGAAGCAGGAACTCAAGCTGAAGTAATAACAACCTTCAACGCAAGTGGAACTTTAACGACTGCTCCTAGAAGTACAGCTGTTCAATATGTTATTGTTGCAGGAGGCGGTGGTGGAGATTCAGCAGCAGCAGGAGCAGGCGGAGGCGGAGCAGGTGGCTATCGTTCTTCAGTCCCTGGTGAAAACTCAGGTGGCGGAGCATCAGCAGAACCTTTAAGTCCAGTTACAGGAGCTACTGGCTATCCAGTTGTTGTAGGTGGTGGCGGAATAGGAAGAGTAAGCCCATCACCTCCAGGACCAGGCTCACCTGGTGGAAACAAAGGATCAGATTCAAGTTTTAATGGGATAGTTTCTACTGGCGGTGGCGGAGCAGGTTTTGTTCCTAATCCTTCTAATCCTGCTACAGTAAAAAATGGTGGTTCAGGTGGCGGTGCTTCTTATTCAACAGGCGGTGGTTCAGGAACTCCAGGTCAAGGTTATCCAGGTGGTAATGCTGCCCTTAATCGAGGCGGAGGCGGAGGCGGAGGAGCAGGTCAAGCAGGTGACGGACCTTTGCCTGGTCCAATCGCTCCACCCCCTGAACATGGTTGGGATGGCGGAGATGGCGTAGCTTCATCTATTACTGGCTCACCTGTTTACCGAGCAGGTGGTGGTGGAAGCGTAGGAAGATTCACAAACAATGGTATTGTTGGTCAAGGCGGTCTAGGTGGCGGAGCTAATGGCTCTGATCCTGTAGATTCACCAAATCCAGGCGGAGTTGCTAATACTGGCGGTGGCGGTGGCGGAACTGATATTGGTAGTTATCCTTTTACTCCAGTTCCAGGTGGAGCAGGTGGTTCAGGCGTTGTTATCATCAAAGAACCTGAAGTTAGTTTTTTAGAAAAAACATCAGGAGTATGGGACATGAACGCACTTTATGACAATGTGAAAGCAGGGACATGGACAAATGCCTAGATTAATCGGAGCATCACAAACATTAACAGCAGGAACTCAAGCTCAACAAATTACTACATTCAACTCTTCAGGAACATTTGCTGCTCAACCAAAAACAACTAATGCTTGGGTATTAGTTTTAGCTGGTGGTGGCGGTGGTTGTGTCGGAGGCGGTTCAGGTGGAGGAGCAGGTGGACATTTAGAAGTTCCTTCTCATCCTTTACCTTTAAGCCCAGTTCCCATAACAGTTGGCGGTAGTGGAGCAGGTGCACCAAAAAATGCTACATTTAATCCACCAGCAGGACCATATCCAAGACATATTTCAGGTTCAAGTGGTTCAGATTCAGTCCTTGGAGCAGCAGCACCTCTTACAGCTATAGGTGGTGGTGGAGGTCGTATAGGAGTATCAGGCACACCTGAAAATGGTAATTCAGGCGGTTCAGGCGGTGGTGGTTATCGTGGTGGCACTGGTGGAGCAGGAACACCTGGACAAGGATTTGCAGGTGGAGGTACACCTACTGGTTCTGGATCAGGAGGAGGCGGTGGAGCAGGCGGAGCAGCAGCAGATCAAACAAGCCCAGCCAGTAATGGTTCTAATGGAGGAAATGGTTTAGCATCTTCAATTAGCGGCTCTAGCGTTACTAGAGGAGGCGGTGGTGGCGGAGGAGCAAATGTTGGTCCTTTTTATACAGTTGATCCAGGTATAGAAGGATTAGGCGGTCCAGGTGGTGGCGGCAATGCAGGAAAAGCAGCTCCTGATGCTCCTGATCCAGGTTACCCAAATTTGCCTCGTTGGACAGCAGGTGGTGTAAATCTTGGAGGCGGTGGTGGCGGTCAAAGTTCTTATGCTGGAGTAGCACAATATGATGCTGCACCTGGTGGTTCAGGTACAGTAATTATTAATGAGCCTGAGGTAGATTTTGTAGATGGCACATCAAGTGTTTGGGATTTAAGAGCAGTATTTAGAGCAGTCAAAGCTGGTACTTGGACAAACTAACAACAACCTTTCTTTTAAATTACATCTAACTTATACTTATCTCTTAAGAGAGAGAAGATGAAAAATATTTATTTTTTATGTGGATTGCCTAGATGTGGAAACACTTTACTTGCATCCATATTAAATCAAAATTCAGATATAAGTGTTACTGCTAATTCCATTACAGCAGATATTTTATATGATCTTGAAAAACTTAAAGAAACAACAAACTTTAAAAATTTTCCTGATCATCAATCGTTAGATAATTTAATAGAAGGTAGTTTAGAACTATATTTTAAAGACTATAAAAGCAGTCATATTATTGACAGAAGTCCTTGGGGAACTCCTAAAAATATAGAACTTATAAAAAAATACATTACCCCAAATCCAAAGTTTATTATTTTAGAAAGACCTTTTATAGAAATATTAGGTTCTCTTGCTAGAGTAAAAAATTGGAATAAAAAAGATTTAAAAGATTCTTGTCTTTATGAAATGACTGAAGGCATGACTGCTATTTATGCTTATGCTATATATAACATCATTAAAAGTAATAATGATTACATAAAAATTAATTATGAAGATTTAACAATAAATCCTAAAAAATATATAAAACGCATTTATAAATTTTTAAATATTCCAACCTATGAACATAGATATGTTGATTTAAAACAATTTTCTATAAACAATATTAAATATGATGATAGTGTTTTGGATGGAATGTATCATAATGTTAAAGAAGATAAAGTAGAAAAAAACAACTATGATTTGAATATGTATTTAAGCGAATCAATTATAGATGGTTATAAAAATACATCTTTAGAAACATGGGTGAAAGATTTTTTAATAGAGAGAGGTTATTTTGAATCTTAAATGGTATTACTGGTATTTTAAATCGGCTGTTCCTGAAAGAATATGTGATGACATAGTTCGTTATGGCAAAGAGCAGAATAAAGAGACGGCTCTTACAGGTAATGCTGATAAAGATAACTTAACTAAACTAGAGCTTAAAAACATTCAAAAGAAACGCAAATCAGATATTGTATGGATGTATGACAGGTGGATATACAACGAAATACAACCTTACATCCATGAGGCAAATGCAAGTGCTGAATGGAATTTTGAATGGGATTTTTCAGAATCTTGTCAGTTTACTGAATATAAAAAAGGTCAATTTTATGACTGGCATTGTGACTCTTACCAAGAAACTTATAACAATCCTGAAAATAGAAATTCACATGGTAAGTATAGAAAACTTAGCATGACTTTATCTTTAACTGATCCTGACGAATATGAAGGTGGTGACTTAGAGTTTGATTTTAGGAATCAAGATGAAGCATCACAACCAAAAGTTTGCACAGAAATTAGACCAAAAGGAAGTATAGTTGTTTTCCCATCTTTTGTTTGGCATAGAGTCAAACCAGTAACCAAAGGAATACGACACTCCTTAGTGTGTTGGAATTTAGGATATCCATTCAGATGAGCTTTAAAAAAAATAAATACCAAGTAATTAAAAACGCTATATCAACAGAGTTAGCAGATTTTTGTTATCAATACTTTTTAAATAAAAGAGCAGTAGCAAGACATATGTTTGATGATAGATACATTTCACAATTTACAGATTATTTTGGCGTTTGGAATGATGTGCAAATACCTGATACCTATTCCCATTACGCTGATATTGTTATGGAAACTTTATTGCAAAAAGTTAAACCTATTATGGAAAAAGAATCAGGCGTAAAGCTAACTGAAACTTATTCGTATGCAAGAATCTATAAAAAAGGTGACGAGTTAACAAGACATAAAGATAGATACTCTTGCGAAATATCTACAACCATGAACTTAGGTGGTGATGATTGGTCAATCTTTTTAGAACCATCAGGTGAAAGAGGTAAAAAAGGCATAGAGATTAAATTAGAAAGAGGCGATATGCTTATGTATCGTGGTTGCGATTTAGAACATTGGAGAGAACCTTTTGAAGGTGAAAACTGCGGACAAGTATTTTTACATTACAATGATT